CTGGTTCTTGTAATATACCATCTAATGTAACAACTAATGCTTGACTATTAAATGGCGTAACCGCATTATTATTATTATCTACAAGAGTAAATACTTTCTGTCCTATACGATTTCCTTTATTACCAAACGAACCATTAAATACAGAATTTAATTTTATATCATCTTTACCAATGATCTCACTTGTATTAAGAGCATCAAGAGCAACTGACCCAACACCATTCTGAACATTTAAATTATCCATCAAAATGATATTTTGTGTAATCTGTTTTCTTACACTTTCTACCGTTATCTTATTCTTATTTGGATCCCATGCTTGAATTACTGAAACTCTGCTCGTAGCAGGAGTATCACTCATTTTTGCTTGTACTTCACTTTCAATTACAACTTCACCAAACAACTGAAATCCAGCTGGATGGGTTGTTTCTTTTATAAGTTGTCTCCAAGTATTTACAGAAGTTTTTGATCTTATTGTATATGAAAAATCTTGATAATAATAGGAATCATGAATTCTTTGATTTGCATCACTAACCTTTCCAGCATCGGAACCATAATATCCTATGTTATCAAAATTAGTTTGAATAACAGGAGAAAATTCAGTAAAACTAATGTTTTTTAAATTAGCAGTTTGATGTCTAGCAAGACCAATAATATCTTGATCCTTTCTAAAAATACCTGTAACTCTATTAACTACAAGAATATTAGATCCTTCTGTCCATGAAGTAACTCTTGCTCTAGCAACTTCTATCGTGCCAGATTTTTGAATGATAGTTTCACCAACACTAAATGGTTTCTTATTAAAATTAGATAATTCAAATACATAATTTGATCTAAATGTAGATTTTAAACTATCATCATTATGATAAGATCCACCATTATTAGTAATCTTAATATTACTAGGAATTCCTATGTCATTACTTGACAAGTAACATTTAACAGTAGTATCAACATTACCAGAAGAATCAATAATACCAGTAACAATAGGAAGTTTCTTATAATTCAATCCTGTATTAGAAACCTTGATAGAGTCAATCTCACCAACTGCAAATAAAGATTTAGTTGTATAACTCATAGATCCTGTACCATCATGAGTAACAGAATTATCAGTAGAATATACTATCTGTGTTGGAGTTACATATAAAACAGTTTTCTCTCCACTTAAATTATCATCAATAACATTTAAATATGAACTTTCTGAATCTACAATATTGTTATTATCAAAATAATAATATTTGTTATATGGACTATCTACTTTCGTGGTATATGTATTTGTAGAAATTCTAGAACCAAAACCAACTTTAATATCAGTTTCAAAAATATTAGAAGAATACTTTTCTACAGCAACAAGGTTGTAATTTATACTAGGTGATAAATCAAACTTCTTACCAATCATTGATGAATGAGAAGTATCAAAAATATACTTGTAATATCTCTTGATATCAACTATCTTATTTCTTTCACCATCAATCTCAAAGCATGTAACAGGATCACTAACATTGCTTATATTAACAATTCTACTAGTAGGAGTACTTTGATCCTTAAAAACAGAACTTAATGTAAGATATGTTGGAGTAGTGCCATACCCATACTTAAAAACTATCTTTTGTGTTACTGTATCATATGATACAACATATGGTTGAGATGTATCAGCAGTTTCTTGATTAATTTGATATCCACTATTAAGAGTGAATCCTGCATCCTGTAAAGTAATGGATGCTTCATCAAAATGATCTGATGGTTTAGTTCCTCTATCAACAGTAATAGTATTACTATTAATACCTGTTATAGTTACAACCTCAGTACCAATAACAAGTTTATCATTAACACTAAAACCAAGAGAACTTGCAACTATAAGATCTGTTCTCTCTTTAGCAAAACCTGCATGATCTACTTCTATTTTCAACGATGCTGTATTTGCATTAGTTTTTACTAAATCAGAATCACCTACAGTCAACACATCATACTTTTTATACCCAGTTCCTCTGTCAGTTAAGGTAATTTCATTAACTACACCAGCACTAGAAACTTTAATTGTTGCCGTTGCACCACTTCCTGTTCCACCTGATAGTGCTATGTCAACATATTCATTTGGAGTATAATCTGCACCACCATTCAATATTCCAAATCTTCCGATTCCACTATCGCTGAGAACCGTTGCTACAACAGGGATCTCAACAATAACTTCTTGATATATAGCAGACTTTACTTCATATGTTGTTACTGTTGTAGAATCATTAGGATTTACATCAACTGTTATTTTTTCCCCTTCAGCAACACCGTGGTTTGATCCTGTTGTAAGTAGAGCAACATTATCCTGTACTATTCTAATATCTAAATTTTCACTTAAAGAATTGATAGAAATTATTTTAGAACCAGGTGTGTTTAATAAATCAGAACTAGAAAGGAATAATGTTGATGAAATTACAAATCCTTCCTGTGTTACCTTTACTTTAACACTATTCTGTGAAGATGTAGTTTCTAATACTTCACCTTTAGCAACAGGAAGTGCAACACCATCACCCAATGATAGAATAGCACCCTTTGTATATGATGAATTCTTATCAAGGAGTAATGTTAATACCTTAGTATCAGATGTTACTGTTCCAGAAGCACTCCATGTTCCTGTCACAGAGCGAATAGGGAAGTTGGTAGCAGAGAATACATTACCAACTACAAGACCTGTTGCAGACCCTTGTGTAACTCTATCACCATCAAAGAGATAAGCAGTATCACTCAAAGACAGATATAATACCTTATCAGTTTGAGACTCAATTGAGACTATTGATTTTCCTTTAACAGAATCAACTTCTGCATCTACACCAGTACCACCAGTACCACTCTCATCAATAACCAATTTAGAACCAACTGAGAATTTATCAGATGATGTTTCTATAACAGCAGATGATATACTACCTCTAGTTACATCTTGTATTTGAAGTGATGCACCATCACCATTGTTCTCAATATCAGAAGTCCTTAATCTTCTTGCATTTTTTGGTAAATCATATTGATTTAATGCTGAATTGTAGTTGGAATCAACAGGTAAAGAATAATAAGATTTACCAACAACATAAGGATATACAGGGGTATCTGTATCATCCACTGTGACAAAATATGCATACGTGCCATTTGGATATTCAGGTGTGACACAATAACGACCATTGTTCTTATCCAAAGAACCTCTTTCATGAACATACACCCAATCTTGAATGAATGTGCCAATTGGATAATTGGACTCGGTAGGACCACCATCTCTAATAGTTACTGGCATATAACTACTACTCATCTTAGAAATAGAACTAGATGAATCTAAAGGATTTAAATAACCATAAGAACCATATATGGGATTGCCATCATAAGCAAATCCTATAATATGTGAATGATCTGTTCCAGTATCACCAGACCTTAATGTAGTAGGTGATGCAAGATAACCATATCCTTGTCCTACAGAAGTAACGTAATTATAAAAGAATGTACCATTATCAGAATCTACTGTTGTCTTTTTAAATCTATCCTTTCTCCACTCTTTAATAGTAGCAGTTGCAGTAGCACCAGATCCTACTGGAATAATATCAATTAAAACATTAGATGCTGTATATCCTTTACCACCATTAACTTTAACTAAATTAGTTAATTGACCAGAATTTGATACTTCTGTTGTGTAAACAGCAAATTGTCCTCTACCTGCTAAGTCAGAAATTCTAACTTCTGGTGGTGAAGAGTAATATTCACCAGCATTATCAATAGAGATACTAGTAATTTCACCATTTGTAACAATAGCAGTTATTTTTGCATTTCTACCAGACAATATTTCAACTGTAGGAACAGATGTGTAACTACCTGGTGTCTTAATTGTTACAGATTCAACAACTTGACCAGCAAGTTTTGTTATTGCTTGATTAGCAACTCCATTAACTAAGACAAAAGGTGGTTTCTTATATCCATTACCCCTCTTACCTATATCAATTTTTTGAAGTGGTCCATTAAGTATTACATCATCATCTTTACAACTTAAGAATGGAATACCATTAATAGCAATACCAACATCTCTATACCCAGTATCATATACTTCACTAGTAGAAATTGGTTTCTTCCTAATAATCTTTAAATGCTTTTGATCTGCTGCATCGGAAGGTAATGTTCCAATATTATGTGATGGAAATCCAGACGATGCAATATAATATGAATCGGCATCTTCATAGATTGCAGAAACATTAGAATTTAAATCAGATATAGCAGGTGTAGTACCACCAATAGTCCATCTAATATTATTTTGTGAATCAAATATTTTTACATCATCAGTAAGGAAACCAGACTCAGAAATATCAATGGTATCACCAGAATTTGAATAAGGAACTTTAGTATCTGCTTCTAGGTTGTATACAACACCATAAACTAATAATTCTACTCCATTACCACTTACATCAGAACCGAATGTTACAACTTCTCCAACACTATGTGTATCAGTACCTGTTCTAGATTTAACAATAAATTGATTTACATTTTTATCACTAAATGTAAAGACTTCATTATCAATAATAAATTTTCCTTCATTTTTCCACCCCATTGTGGAGAAAACATTAACTCTATCACCAGTACCAAGGGTTGCTTCTATAGATTTGCTTAATGTTGTTTTAGTAGAAACAGAAAATACACCATTAACACTAGATTCTGAAAGAATCAACTCATATAATTCATCACCATCATACTTTCCAACATATTGTACATTATCCACAATAGCAGAAGCATAATCACCTGTTGTCTGGGTGATCTTCCTACCAATTAAATCATTTACATTACCAGATAGAATTTTTGCTTTAATTGAATAATTATTAATCCAACTAGAATCTGATGGTTTTAATGTATGTTCTCTTGGGTATGAAATTGATGGTTCAGGATCATTATCAATAAGACACTTAAATAAGAACTTAACAGAATCATGTGTTCCTTTTGCTTTATAAAAAGAAGTTATATTTTTAATAAGAGTTCTCTTATCAATATCTCCCTTTAGATAAGCTTCTGGAAAATTATCTAGATATTGTTTCTCAAAACTTTTGATTAGTGAATATAAGAATAAGTTACTGATATTTTGTACAGTAGATCCTAATATATGATTACCTGCTTGTGTTGTTACAAAAGTACTCTTTTCATAAAGATCACCTATCTTTGTATTACCACTTATACCACGACTTACTTCTAAAAACTCTGTGTCTGTCCTACTTTTATAAAAACAAATCTCATCATCAATTTGAATATAACCACCACTCTTAGGGAATGAAGTAGCATCAACAACAGAAATACTCTTATCTACATCTTGTGTATACGTTGTAGTTGTAGATGACTGCTTTAATACATTCTTCTCATAAAAATCTATATCACGATACTGCTGAAGATTACTAATAACATCCAGTGGTTGACCTTGAATTTCATTATGCTCATAATACTTTTGTATGAACTTAGCAAAAAGTTCATACTCTTCGTTGATGAAATCTGGTAATTGTGACTCAATTAAAAATGAGACTTTATTGGCAGTTTTTGGCACTACTCTTTATACGCAACGAATTTACTATTTGATATATCCACATCTAGATACATCTCACGTTTTACTTCAATATCTTTATTGGCAGGTTTGACACGTAATTCAATACGATTGTCAGAGAAACTACCTTTCAAGATAGTAAAATCATAAATTTGAATTTCACCCTTATCATAATTAACATCACCAACTGAATCATCTAACAAAATTTTATCACCAGTAATGGAGTCTAGTCTATATAGCACCAATTTACCATCTCTATCCTCTAGATATGCAGTGTAATTTGGATACTCAAATACTGTCATACCAGTAGATGAAACTACAGGAGTATCACAGTCTTTAAAGAATGGATTTTTATAACAAATTTCATAGTATGAAGATGAATTTATTTGTGCAATAAAATCTTTCCTCATAGTTATTGAAGTATCATTTGAATTGATACTACGATCTGCACTATCAATCACACTGACAAATTTACTATACCTAAATTTACCATTAAACTTCTCTGTTCCTGATGTCTTCAAGTATTCTTGTACACCAGATGAAACTTTTGATGCAATATCCGTAGTAAGCAATTTCGTCTTTGTACCATCAAAGTGAATATTGCTATCTAACTCAACATAAAGGATAGAAGGATCAACAAATTCTGGTCTAATAGAAGCAACTGTATATTTCTTAAGTTCAGTATTCAACTGGTTTTTGGTGAATGATGACAGTGATGCTGCTTCAGTTGGTTTAATAGAAAGAAACACCTTACCATATGCAGGAGGTTCTTGATCTTCACCACCAAATACTATAATATCACTGATTGCAGGATATATCTTACGGACAATAGCAGAGTAATCATTAGAAGTAACTGCTCTATTCTGCGATCCAAAATACTTAGGAGCGTTAAACTTGATATTGGAAATGGATTCAATCTCTGCTCCTCCGCTTGCTACGGAAGAAGTTGTTAATTCATTTACGGAAAACGGAACACTTATATCATTTCCATCACTATCAACGACACTTCCGTTAAATGTAAAGGTCTTAGCACCATTGGTAGAAGGACCACTAGTAGTAACATATGAAATTTCAACTATATTGTTATTACTTAATTTTTCTCCTAATACACCATCACCAAAGAATATTTCATATTTCTCATCTTCTACTTCACTGAGGAAGAATACTCTATCATCAGAACCAACAGATAAAATATTATCTGCCTTTTCGTATGTATTTGATACTGTTGAGTTTGCTGCTTCAAATACCTTTATCTTAATAGTACTAACATCTGCACCACTATTATCAATAATAAACCTTTGATTCTTAAGTGATGTATCTACAAGAGTTCTAGTAACAATTAAAGAACCTTCATATACAGGTAAATCACTGAATGTAGCAGTACTGTTAACAACTTCCTTTCTATAATCTTCTGTAAGAACAAACTCATACAAAGAACCATCAAAATTAGTAACAAATCCTGTACCTGCTTTTAGTACAATTGTACTAGGTGATGTACCAGTAAACAACAATTGCATATCAATTGCTGCCTTTGGTGATGTAATAGACTTCGGTGCATAACCTAGCTGCTTTGCTAGAGCAACCACATTGTCTCTCAAGGTGGATGAATCTAAGAACAGTTCATTGACTACCATGTTAGCGTTAAACGCTGTGTAGTACGTATTATATGCTAATACATCAACCAATTGACTGATAACAGATCCTTCAAAGTCATAATCAGTAAATTCTGTTTCTGCCCTCATGTACTCTTTGATGGCAGTCTTTATATCAACAAAGTCTAAATTGTTTACTTGGGTATAGGGCATTATCTTGTTCTGGCTAAGAAGAATTCTATATTTGTTGGTGGTTCTGTTGAACCTGTAATAGTATATGTCATACCAACACTGAAACCATTATCTTCATAGTCTGGTATACAGGTAAGGTTATCTATCTCAATTCGTGGTTCAAATTTAAGTATAGTATATTGTATTAAACGCTTTATATTTGCAGAAGTAGCGAAGTCTAAAGGTTCAAATAATTGACTCCTTACATCAGAACCGTAATCAGGTTGAAATACTCTTTCTCCCTTATTAGTCAATAATAAATTTACAATTGCCTGTTTAATAGCAGAAGCATCCCTACTAACAACTAAGTCATTAGTAACAGGATGCTTCTTAAAATTGATATTAATGTCCTTAAAGGACAATTTAGTCGCCATTACCGACAGATATACTGAGTCAGTAGTTATTTAGCGAGTTTTATGTGACCTTGTAAAATGTATACTTCAAAAACAACTCTTCTCCCTTCTTAATTGGTCTAATAGTCCTCATATGATATATTTTACCCCACTCTTCTTCTTCAAATACTTTAACGCAGTTTGGATCCTCACTATGATTCACAAATCCACCTAAAGGAGTTCTCATAATCTCTTCATCCACTACCACGTGGGATATACCAAGATAAACATCATCTGGTATATCCTGAGTAGCAAACAAGCCCTGTCCTGCAACAGGGCTATCTTTTACATGTAAACAATTAGGTAGTGCTTGGTACATTATAGTATTACTTCACCAACATCATCAATAGTATCATCTCTGTTTGCCATTTGAATACCATCAGAATCTTTAATTCGTATAAACTTAATTGCAATGGTAAATCTATACTTAGGTCCTATCAATGCCTGTGGTTTTGCACAGTGAGGTATACTTCCATCAAAAAGACATATTCTACCAGGTTTATAAGGATTGAGATATACCATCTCACTTCTATCTTCCTCGTAGAAGACCGTCTCGCCACCGTGGTTCAAGTCCCATTCAGTATTAGGATAAACCAGCATAGTCATTACTTGACCTGGTGTAGGACCATCTACATGAATCTCATGAGAGTCATTTACAAGTCCTAAGTTTACGTAAGCATGACTGAATTCATATTCTTCTGCACTAAGGAAATTTTGAAAATTCTGTATACGATAATCTTGACCAAAAATGATCTTACAAATATTATCATCAGGTATGTTTGCCATACCTCCAGCATCTATTGTTGCCTGTTTTCCACAATCAGGACAAAGAGATCTTCGTAGACCAATTCCTTCTTGATCCTGCCCCATTAGTTTCATTTGATCAATCTGAGGCAGATCTGCTCTCATTCTCTTATCACTAATGTCTTGTATATCAAAGTTACTTGTATTTGCACAAGAATACTTTAACGACATACACGTATCGTATAATGCTTGGTGCTCTCCAAACTTGAAAGCTTCGTCCATGATAATAATATCACGACCTTCATCAACTTCTATCTTATTAATTAACATAATTTGTAAAGTACTTTAGAGTCCCTCGGTGTTTTCGCTCGGAGACCACGCCTCCTAAAATTGCTTCGGATGAGTTATCACGTCACCGTGTATCTCACCGATATCATCTATATGGGCATGATCAATATCTACATGCAACTCTTTCTCAAAAGAATCTGCGATTCTCTCAAGAGCAGAAGCAATCCTCAGTAATTCGTCACTCACTTGCCCTGTCCTCTGTAACGCTTCTTAGCATTGTTACGAGAAGTCGCAGAAAGCTTTGTATTCTTTGATTGTCCTTGTCTAGTAGTCTTTGGTTTAGCAGCAATGTAATTGCCATCTGATCCCATGTATGCCATAATCTATTTCAGAATGTATTGTTATTATATCACGGTGTTGGTGGTCCTGCAACTATCGTACCAGCAAAAACTCCCGTTAAGGGGTTTTCAAGACCAGATGCTTTAGTCACAACTCCTGTACCAACTGTATCAGCAAGTGTTGAAACAATCTTACCATTTACATAAACACCACTTAAACCAGGAGCACCTGGTCCAACTATCGGTTTGGTAATGGGAACACAAACAGGGGGTATACCAGAAGGGTAAGGTGCTGTTAGATCTCCCAAAGTTGCCGCAGGTTGACCATTAACAATAACTCCTGTAAGACCAACTGCACCAGGTCCAGCAATCACTGTAGTACCTGAGACGTTACATGGATCAAATGTAGTGGCAGTATCTCCTACCCTCGTTATTCCGCCTGGCATTGCTTCAATTCTTCTACTGTATTATGTAGGTAGTTGAGTGTAGAAGAGATACTTTCGTGTTCCTCTGCATCAGGTCGCTTGTACATCAATTGTGGTTTCTCCAGCGACAAGATCCTCTCTTCCAAGTGGTTCAATCTCTCTGACAACATCAGGAGTAACTCGTTCAACTGATTTATGTTCAATTGGAGTTCTTGAGTCTTCATCTTGTCCTGAGAATCTTTCTGCTGCTGCATCTTCAAAGTCATCGCAAAATTTATCAAAGTTATGTAGTATATCTTGGTATGTATTACGTTCCATCATAAGGACAGTGTAGGAGGTTCGGGCGGACCATCATTTGTCTTAGTCTCTTTAAATCTTACAGATAGTTCCAAGTCTATGAACTTATCCTCTAATGCAACCAGTCTTTGAGATACTTCTTCAATTAC